AGGCAGTTGCGTATGAGGTTGGAAAGGTTTTGGGTTTTGCCGGTTCCCGGTGGCCCCAGATAAGTTATGGGGTCTGTCAAAACGGGACTTCCTCTTCCTCAAAGGTCACTGGTGGTAGATCCACTTCCCCCTTGTCCATTTCCGGGACGTACCATACCCGAACTTCTTTCCACTTATCCTTGTTATCTTTAAAACGATATCTCTTATTGGACATATCACCGTTGTTAAGTTCCTTTAGTCTTTCCGTTACCTGACCACGGGTATAGGCACCAAAGTTGTGGCGCTTCAGAAATTCCTGGAGACCACTAAGCTTGAAGTAGGTTACGCCTTCATCAGTCCAGGGTTTGCCTGTGAGAAGTTCTTCCGGGCTTTGTGCCTTGATCCTCGAAGTACAGTACATCTCAAGGAGTTCGTTGAACTGTCCCTTGTGAGTGAGTTCTTCCGGCACCGAAATACGTGTAGCCGTTTCCAGTAGCTTGTCTATCAGGTCACGCCAGTCAGGCTCTTTCATTTTAGGAGGCATCTTGTACATCTGTTCCATACACGCCCTCTGAAATTCCACCTGCATCTGCAATTGTTTGGTTGCAAGTTCCAGACGAGAACCGTCCACATCCACAAACCAGACAGGAGGTTCAGATTCCACCACGGTTAATCCGCCAAGAGTAGCCGCCCCTTGGCTGGTGCTAATGCCATACTTGCGTGTTCTGCATAAGGCACGGTTACAATGACTGTGCAAAGGTTCCTGCTTACATGAGTAGATATAATCTTTCTTCTCCAACTGCTTTTGGATGGTTACTATTTCCGAAGCTGGTAAAGGAGGACTGCAATAGTCCTGATTGGCTTTCTCCAACAACTGTTTCCACTTGGACGGATCAACCATTTTGAAATAGACCCCTACATTTAGTAAGGTATTATTCCTTCCCCCTTCTGGTATCCCGAACTCTGCTATTTGCTGAAGACATGGGGGGCCGTGCGGAAGGACGGAAGCATCTACTCCGATGACGCATTCTTTCAATGTTTTGAAATCAAGCCGCATACTTTCTGCGCGATCAAGGAACTCTTCAAGGGAAAGACTTTCCCCCTTCTTATCAAGACCGTACCGTGTCGTATGCTTTGAATTAAAATAAGGGAGATTTATAAAATTTCCGACATCCCCACGTTCTACTATTACTTCTTCCTGTTTAGGAAAAATCTCACAAGTCCCCCAGCCTAACGCTGATGCGAACTCTGCAAGTTTGTCACGGATTTCAGATGCCGCAACGCTCTCAGACATGAACAGGAATAAGTGGGCGCCCCCCGATTTGGATCTGCAAAGAACCAAAGGAAGCTTTAAATTTTCTACCTTCTTATATAAAGAGACAAGGTCGAGATTGTAATCGTCAATGTCCAATGCCCCAAACCAACAGCAATTGGTTTCATCGATGGGGATGCTGCCAACTCCCAGTTTACCGTCCAGATGATCTTGGACCAGATCAAGTGTCAACGGTTCACGGACAATGAAGCTCTTGGCTTTTTTCTTACCCTCACGGTGATTATCAATAACCGTGGTTTGGCCATGTGCTCCATTATACCCTTTAAAAAGGGATATAAATCGTTCAGTCGGATTCATAGAAGACTGCCCCCGCCTTTCAACGGGGGCTTCCCTTAATTAAAATGGAACGTCTTCAGCCGACTGATCCGTAATAGGGACTAACTCTTCGGGTGGGAGAAGGATGTTCAATGCAGCAGGGTTCCATTCCTTCGCCTCAGTATAAGCTTCCATGCTTGGCACCACTCCCTCAAGGGAAATTGACCAGGAATTCCACTTCCCTTTATCGTTGCCGTCCGGGACTGTTTTAAGACGGTACGTGTTGGCATAAGACGGAAGTGTTTTCCCATTCAGCTTTTGCATCATCATCATCGAAAGCCACATCCGGGACTTCTTCACTTGGGTCTTTTTCATGTCCACAATGGCACTTTCCAAGGTGCCGTCATCATGAATAATCTTGATGTAGTGTTGAGCGGTGCGGACAAGCTCGTTACCACTGTCCAGAATTTCAAGTCCGGTGGATTGATCTCTCACAGCCTGTTTTACTTCATTAGATTCGATTGCGAGTTCCCCCACAAACCCACCACCGTCCACTCTGGGAACAAATTCCAGAAACTTCATTTGAAAGTAGACCGGAATAACACTCACCCCTTCCTCACCATCCCAAAATCTCTGGGTCACAGTATTGAAGACATCGCCCACTGAGGCGCCCTCAATAAAGTCCGGTTCATTTTTGTTAATTTGGGGGGAAAGGGACTGAATTATCCTCAGAAAAGGAACCTGCATATCTGAGGTGGATACTTCTTCAAAACCCTTACCGGAATCTTCGGCAAAGGCGTTCTCTAGTTCAGCGGATAATCCGCCATTCGTTTTCTTAGCCATCGTTCATGCTCCTTTTATCTTGGCTTTTTGTCCAATGTGCGCATTAAAAATCTCAAGATCAATTTCCTGGCGGTTCTCCACACGCTCCCGAATAAGCTTCTTCAGCGTCATGGGTTCCACCCAAGTCTTGGCACTCGTATCAAAACCCTTTTCTTCAAGATCCTGTTGCATTGACTTAGCGCGATTGTCTTCAGTGACACCAAATGAAACGCTAATTTCATTCTTTATAAAATCAGAGGCGCCGATATCACGCAAATGAGAAAAAGCTACATCTCTCTGTAAAGGGTCTTTAGGCAACGTGCCAAAAACAAAAGTTGAAAGGCTAACAGAATGCCCATCGACTTCTACCTTGTCCATTCCAACTTCCTGCATCTTTGCAGGGATTAGTTCGAACAGATAACGATCCACTTGCTTTTTTAAAGTCTTTGCTGCTTCTTCTGCTTGGGTAAAAGCTTTCTCCGTAGACAACGCTTGTCTAATAAGATCAGATAGTTCTCCACCGGCTTCAGTAGTAAGACCTTCAAAAGCACTTGCATCAGCTTTAATGCTCTCTAAAACATCTTCGTTCATATTAACGTATCTCCTCGTCAGGTTTAAAGTTCTTCAATGCCGCCACGGACACTTACCCGCACAGGATAATAAGTCTTCTCCATCTTATCCCACTTGAGTACGTTAACTCGTCCTTGGTTAGCATTTGCGGCCACCGCGAATGCGATACCGATTATGACTGGGTCTCCCATCGCCAATAACCAATCATCATCACAAAACCCCTTGAGCTTTCGCCTGAGAAGCGAAACAACTCGTCCGGGGTTCATATGAATCTGATCGAAAGGAGAGGCGAGAGGAACAAGATCACCCCATTGATTTGCCGATACGATATCGACCTTGGGATTTTCCTGTGTAACGTACACAGTCATTAAGTTCTCCTTTCTATCTGGATGCTGTCTAAAGCAGCAATCCAGTTAATAAAATTTTCTTCCCTAAACTTCGGGTTAGTAAAGGGACCCCAGATGAAAAGGACTAGAAAACATCCAGGGTCCCTTTATTTTGCGCCTCTTACCGCACTTAACCCAATCAAATGACCATAGGAGAACGCAAGGTCTTCGTAGTTCTTGATAACTGCTGATACAGCATCCAGTTATAAACTCCCTGCCAAACTTCGGGTTAGTAAAGGGACCCCAGATGAAGAAGATTCCAGAAAAAACATCTAGGGTCTCTTTACCGCGCAGTTTAAGGGTCCTAACTCAAAAGTGCGCTACTTAACCCATAGTTGAAGTATTGAATAATATAGCAGCTTATTTCGGTATTGCAAATATAAAATCATGGTACTATACTCCCATCATTCATGGATTACACATTCAAGACACCCCCCTACGAGCACCAGGCTACTGTCCTGGCTACATCTTGGAGTCAGACCAATTGGGCATGGCTCATGGAAATGGGAACCGGAAAATCCAAGGTTTGCATAGATAATGCCGCCATGCTTTTTGAAAAGAAAGAGATCAACACGCTTATTGTAATTGCTCCAAAAGGTGTTTACCGCAATTGGGCGAACCTTGAAATTCCGGCGCATCTCCCTGACAGAATTGATGCCAATACCGTTGTCTGGAACCCCGCCAATACCAAAGCCAACAAAGAAACTCTTATAAATTTTCTGGAATCTTCAGGGGGTCTCAAAATCTTTCTTATGAACGTCGAAGCCTTGTCTACTTCTAAAGGGAAAAAATATTTGGAGGCTCTTCTTCAACGCTCCACCTCCCTTTTAGCAGTAGACGAATCAACTACTATCAAGAGTCCAAAGGCCAAGCGAACCAAGACGCTTATAAAGCTGGGGTCACTCGCCAAATATCGGCGCATCCTCACAGGGTTTCCTGTGACGCAATCACCTCTGGATTTGTGGGCGCAGTGCAGGTTTATGGACAAGACATTATTGGGGGATTGCGGGGACAACTTTTTCCAGTTCCAGTATCGCTACGCCATCATGAAAAAAAGTAGCGTAGGCACCCATACTTTTAATCGTGTTGTAGGTTATCGAGATCTCGAGAGATTATCAGAACTTCTGAAAAAGTTCTCCTCCCGCATAACAAAAGATGAATGCCTGGATTTGCCTGAGAAAGTTTATGTTCAAAGAAGTATTCCACTTACCCCAGATCAATCCAGAATTTATAATGAACTAAAGGAGTTTGCATTAGCCAATCTGGATAATGGGGAATTTATGACGGCTCCTAATGTCATGACCCAATTGTTGAGAATGCAACAAGTTCTGTCAGGCCATACCAAAACCGATTATGGCGAACTGGTGGAAATAAAAGACAATCGGCTGGATGAACTCCTCTCCTGTCTTGATGAGATGGAAGGTAAGACCATCATCTGGGCGCGGTTCCGTTATGACGTGAAACGCATTACAAAAGCATTGCTTGAAAAATACGGCGATGGAAAAGCGGTTGATTACTTTGGTGACACTTCCGATGACGATCGTGTTGAAGCCGTTGACAGGTTCCAGAATGGAGACGCTCTCTTCTTTGTGGGCAACCCTCAGACGGGAGGGTACGGGTTAACACTGACCGCTGCCCAGAACGTGATTTACTTTTCAAACAGTTTCGATCTCGCTGTGCGGATGCAGAGCGAAGACCGGGCGCACCGCATAGGCCAACGGAACACTGTTACTTATGTGGATTTAATTGCGGAAGGGACTATTGACGAAAAGATAGTCAAGTCTCTCCGTGCCAAACTCAACATCGCCAGTCAGGTAATGGGCGAAGAATTTAAGGAGTGGTTAAGATGACAAAATGGCATCGCGTATCTAACAACATAATATTTGGACCTTGGGCGCATTCTACTAACGGACAATACCTTATTTCAAAGGTTCCTGTGACCCAAGCCAAGGGTAATTGGGTCTATGCTGAAGATGAACACGGGGTGGATATGTCAACGAAAGTGGATAGCCCACCTTCCCATATTTATTCAGTCACTAAATACAGTGATTCGGTTGTACCCCCTTACAAATATTGCTCGAATAACGACCCTGATAAAATTGAGGAATATAGAAAAAAAATGAGACTTCCTGAAGGAGTTCTGCCGTTGTCAGGCGGTCACTCTGAATGGAGATGCTTATCCCACGCAAAACGATCAGTTGGAGAATAATATGTCTGTTACAAAAGTAGAATTACAATATCCTATCTTCGCAACTTTAGATGAATGGGAAATACAGAGAGCGGATGTGATTGGTCGCGCTCGTACATTTGAATCCAGGCGCCAAGGTTTCGCCCCAACCTCTGAAAACAATACCCAAAAGTATGATCCTGAAGCACAGAATTTTAAGGATAGGATGGGGTCTTTGGGAGAGATGGCTGTTTCCAAAGCATTTAATGTTTATTTTCCTGGCCGTGTAAACAGTGGTGCAGTTTCTGTAGAAGAATTTAAAAAAATACCTGACATTCATCATTGGGAAGTACGTGCTGTTCGTTCCGCCAACCATAGATTAATAATACGCCCTTGGCATAGGAACCCTGATAAACTTGATCGTGTCTATATTTCGGTTTGCGTAGGCATGAAAGGATTGAACACACCGCCGCCTCGTAAGGTTCATTGCTGGGTAAGGGGTTATTATGATGCAAGGAATCTTACAGAAGAGATAATGGAAAGGTATAAAGATAACCCCAATGATGAGGGGGAAGCTGTTTTTCTTCCATATAAAACGTTACAAAATTGTTATGACTTATTAAAAGATATCACTCATCCGGATTCAAGGTTGATACACGATGAGTGGTGGGATGCTGAGTGGAATGGTCCGGGTCCACATCCCAATATGCATCTGCCCCCTTGGGAGGATTTTGAACCTCTTCCTCGTCCCCCCGGAGAGGTTATACCTTTCCCTAAAAAATAGGAGATATTGATGATACGTTCCCTTCTCCAACTTCTGTTAGGTATAATTATTATAGTCGGCTTTCTCTATCTGATTTTCGCGGTGGTATTATGAACCAGTATACCAGCCGATGGAGCTTTGATAGAACCATGAGGCTTAGAGAACTTTTTGAGGAAGGGTTAACTTTTCTTGAAATTTCTCATGAACTTGGGATCAATCGTTCCGCTGTCGCTGGTAAGCTACATCGATTGGGATTGTGTCGAACTCAGTACTCCTCAAAAAAAAGTCCCCCAACCGTAGCGTCCAAATTTGGGGATTGGCATAAACTGGGGGTATTCAAATATTGTAAATGGCTGGATGAAGAAAGACGCTTTTGCCATGAACCAGTGGAAAAAGGATCTTCTTATACTTTCTGTCCAGATCATATGAAAAAAGTTCTATCGCAAACACAGAGGAGCCGAAATGACCGGAAAAAAAAACCAATTTTATGGCACAGACTTACATCCTTACATTAAACCGTGGACCTTCACATACGTTCTATTAGTTGTTGCCATCAACATTGGCTTCAGTGTCGTTCCACTGGTCCCTGTTTTTGGGGAAATGTTTCCTCCACTTTCTTTAGCAGTTGGCCTTGTCTTTGTCGCCCGTGACTTTGCACAACGTGAGATTGGTCATAAAGTTATAGGGGCCATGCTCGTTGCTGGGATTCTTTCATGGTTCATGGCAGATCCCTTCGTTGCCTTGGCTTCGATTACTGCTTTCCTGATTTCGGAATCAGCGGACTGGGGTATCTATACATGGACCAAGAAGCCTTTTGCTGAACGCATCCTGATCTCGAGCATTGTTTCAACACCGCTGGATAGCGGCGTTTTCCTCGCCATGATCGGTCACTTTTCAATTCTTAATACAATCTTAATGACCATTGCCAAAATGGCGGGTGCTCTGATTGTTTGGTGGATGCTTAAAAGACGATGATCCATTACCACGGTACACCTCTAACCCCACGATCAGAACTATGGGGGATGGCAGGGAAACACTTTTGCGTTTCTTTTGGCGACCCCCGTGATGCTGATGTGTGCTTACGCATAGGTCAGAGCGTTATGTGGGACAATGGCGCCTTCAGCTTGTTTACCAGAGGAGTCCCTGCCCAATGGGAGAATTTCTATGCTTGGGTGGAACCGCGCTTGGGTCACCCCCACTGGGCAGTGGCCCCGGATGTCATAGATGGAGATGAAGAGGCTAACCTTATCCTTGCCAAGGAGTGGCCCCTACGGAAAGATTGCGCAGCAGTCGTGTGGCATTTATCTGAATCAATGGACCATCTTCTCTGCTTACAGGATCTAGGCTTTGGAAAACTTGCCTTTGGTTCAAGTGGAAAATACTGGAAGATTGGTACTCCCGAATGGGAACGTAGAGTAGATAAAGCTTTCAATACGTTAATTAACCACGGTCCACTGCCCTGGGTGCATATGATGAGAGGACTTTCTCTGGGAGGAAAACAATGGCCATTTTCTTCTGCCGATAGTACTAACGTAACTCTTCACCATGCAGAAAATAATGTAACAGCAGAACATATGGCAAGACAAATAGACCACGCTCAATGTCCAGTTCAATGGACCATTAAACCAACTCAAAAGGAGTTATTAGATGCCTGATACTAAAAAATATAAAAGCGTAGCTGTCCCTATACCTGTATGGGAAAAGTTATGGGCTATGTCAGAGAAGAACCACCGCTCACCGGCACAGCAGATATCATTCCTCGTTGAGGTTGCAGCAGGTTCTCCTAGTGACAAGGAAATCTTGTCCCTGTATGCTAACATAAGAGAAGTGGTGGCGCATCCACGATGAGTAATATTGAGGAATTTTACCGCCGCGCCCACGTTTTCGTAGATGAAAATAAAGGGGACCTCGAGACTGAATCAGTAACAGTTGCTCTTTTTCGAGTAGCTCTTGAAAAAGGCGCTGAAACTATGGGGATGCCATTGGTTTGTTACCTAATATCCAGACTCCTGAGTGTTACTCTTGGGATTATAGCTGGAGACACACAGGTTAAATATGAAGACATTCTTGACGGGTTTGATGACGAGACGAAGCATTAGTTTAATTTTACTAACGCTTCTCATTATTGCGTGTCAAACCACAACAATAGCAAACCCCGTTCTTGTTGAGCATGAAAAACGACCTGGCCATTTAATCCTTTTTGCGACCATGCTTACAACTACAGCCGTTCAATGCGCCCCGTCAGATAAATCAAAATCTATTTTTAAACCAGAACAGATAGTTTTCACTGGGTTTATAGATAAAGATAATATTTTGAAGGTTTATCTTACACCGGATAATATATGGGCGGCGATGCTGGAAAACACAGCGGGGCTGTCCTGTATTTATTTCACAGGAACCCCTGGCGTGTTAAAAAAACCCATTGAGAAATCATTTTAAGTCCTCAAATTTCCCAAAGGCTTAACTGAGGAAAAATATTGTATTTGTTTTTTTCAGGAGAAACCTCGTATAGTACCATCAGTGTAGGTGGGGGTATAGTTGAGAAACCGGGAAGAGAAACCAGATCATTGGGCTACGATTCTACTGTCGATACGCAAAGAATCAGGTCTCACCAGACCTGAACTTTCTGCGTTGTCTGGTGTTGGCACCAGTACCATAGAGAATTACGAGCGGCGGAAGATACAGGAACCTTCCATCTACAAAGTAGAGCAGCTTTTGGATTGCATGGGTTACGAGCTTGATGCTCTCAGAGGTTCTTCTTTGTCATCAACGATTTCACCGCACTGACATATCCACACGATTTCCTCCCCTCCTATAATAGCCTCCGCCATACAATCTTCAGGGTCTACTGTTTTTCCGCACCATCTGCATGTTTTAATCATCCTTGTCCTCTCTTTCGTTTTCTCATGCCACGCCAACCGGACTTTGGTCCTTCCTTCTTGCGCAAATTAAAAGGGCGCAATTTATTCCCCCTTGATTTTGTGGTTTTAGAACGATATGTGCTTTTGTTTTTAACCATCGAATAAATCTGCGTGATTTTTGGGTTTACGATTATGCCGACTACGCTTGTAAAATTCCCATGGGGTGGTCTTGAATATCTCTTTTCTATTTACCCATCGTGCGAACTTCTTTTGGTAAGGGTCTTCCTTATTGTAAGGCATCACATACGGATCGCATCCATATGAAGCTAACTTCTGTACCCGATACATGTCCTCTTCTGGAGTTGTATTGAACCCCACCAATACAAAGAAAGCCATCTGTCGAGGGGTTATTCCGGCATCCCAGCATCGATTTAAACCTTGGTCTATAAGTTTTTCTGTGCCTTTACTGAACTGGTCCCATGCGAAATGGACCTGCTTGTACTTTCCTTTCAGATTGCGGAACTCTACTGATGCCAGTGCCGTAGCCTGTTCTTCAGTGATGATACGGATATTCAACCCTTGGCTGAAGCATACTTTCAATTTGTGTTTTATTATTTCGTCAATCCTCTTATCCCATGACGGGTTCCCAAAGAAATCATTATCCAGTAGTACCACAAAATCGCTTCGCCGCTGTCTCCAAATTTCATCAATTGTGTTTTCCTCATACGGTTTCCCTTCTTTCTGAGGCACAACACAGAATTTGCAACGAAATCTGCACCCCCTCATGGTAAATCCAATATTATGAGGATAGCCATACAGGCTATAATCAGGAAAGCTTTTGTCTATTTCCAATGGGAGTTCTGTTTTGTAATCCCAACCCGTACCCCCAATCATCATTTCTTTCGGATCAAGCATGGATTTGTCTGAGTACTCAAAGACCGTGGATGCATAAACCTTGTCATAAGTGGATTTCCACAAGGGGCTATACCATCCCACAGAGTCCCCTCTTTCCTTATGATAATGACTTACTTTCATCAAAGCCAAGTTGGGGATCTTGGAATCTACATCCAATACTCCTATTTTCATTTCTCCCACCTGTAAAATATGTGATCGCCAATGCGGCCAATTTTTGTTTTCTTGATGTCCCACTTAGGGTTAACTGAAACTGCATGGTAATGGGTCGCCCCATCCGTTAAATCATCTGAGTCACCATATATTACATAGTGCGCAATTAACTGCGCCCATCGATATGCGTCAAGATCATGAGGCCGGTCTTTGCGGCCATCGCAGTACCACGTAAATTGACATTTCCAGCGCAGCGGCTGCCCAGTTACCTTTGAATGAATACCTTGTTTTATAACTTTACACGGCGTATCGGGGTAGCGAGGATCAGCTACCCTGTTCATTACTACGTGGGTGACCGCGATTTGCCCTCCTAGAGGCTGATTTCTTGCCTCGTAATACACATTTAAAGCAAGACAGACTAAAGATTCCGCTATCATTTTATACCCCGCACATCCCTTCGCACTCGTTTCCGAACATATCGAGTTGATCAGGATCGCCGTCTAACTGTGCCGTTTCCAGCGGCTCGTATGATTTGTGTAAATAAAATTCAGCTTCCTTATCCTGTCCCGCCCACATTGTCCGTATCAATCGATCTACCACTACCGCATCATCAAACGCCTCTCGATCATTATCGCGCAAGTTTCTCCACTCATCATTTGAATGGAACGGACAGAAGGTACACGCTGACCGTGGTGGAGTGACATTGTAGTGCTTCTGCATCCAACGGATGCAATCCCTTCGGTTCATTCCTTTCTCAATCAGCGGCCAACGGTGCTGGATAAAAGATTCACGCGATTCCTTCATACGCACCGCTTCATCTGTAGAAATACCAATCCACTGGGTAGCAAGTATCCCTTCGGGCGTTCTTTTGCCGAAAATACCTAGAATCTTGCGAACCTCTCTAACTAAAGGTCTTATTTTATAATCAGTTGTGCATTGCCTTCTAAGCAGTCCACCTTTTCTCCAGTTCCCATCATCTTTTAATTTTATAAACGCGGGGATTGGCATTTTTTTAAATTTTCCAGTTGGCCTTTGTTTGCCTATATCCGTTCTCAAGTTTCCATAAGATACTCTTGTAACTTTAAATGGATATTCGACTCTTATAGGGTTGGAAACGACTGTCTCAAGCCAATCAAGCCAATCGTACACTGCCTTGGGTTCAGCCCCAGTATCAGCAAATATAGCGCAGTGAGGCCTGGGTGTGATCTCACCATGCGCTGCCATTAAAGCCATTGTTGACGATTGGACGCCAGCACCTAGGGAGATGATGTTCATGCGTTAGCCTCTTTCGGCCAGATAATATCCGTCGCCCATTGCGTGTCAGAGAAAATGGCACAGTCGGGCATTGGAGTAAGTTCGCCTTCCGCTGCCATCAGCGCCATAACACTTGATTGAACCCCTGCACCCAGACTAATGACCTTCATTCTTTTTCCTCTTATAAGACCCTTTACCCTTCTTCGGGCGCATTATCCGTGGACGGAACAACCGGGATTCCAGCAATTTTGCCCCCGGCGATCTTCTCTTTACTACCTTCATCTTTCCGTCTCTCGTTATCCATTAGAACAATCGCACGGGCCAGAACCGAAGTACCCCCTTCTTCCCGACCCGTATGCAGACTGTGTATCAACTGATCCAAAGGAACTCCGTACTGAAGCGCAAGGGATAGTATCACGGTTGCATCGTCCAACAGGATGTCCATGTCGCTACCGCTCTTGGACCCCCGTATGAATACTTCTCCTATTATACCTGTTTCGGGTTCCACGCCAAATGACACATGGTACTTACCACTCTCTGTTTTCAGGCCCGTTGTTACATTCAACCTTCTGTTCTCCAGCTTCCGCCGCTCTGATTGCATATCCTATTTCCTCTGCGATTTGCGGGATGATCGAGTTTCCCAAGGCACGGAGTTGAGGTACTCTGTCGGGTAGCCCATCAACCAGGCGACCCACTTGGGGTTCAATTTCCCAGTAGTTTGCGGCTGCTCTACTTGAACGGTAACCTCCAGACGCCTCTTCGGATCTCCCTTGTCTACTTCGCTTTGCGCCACTCCGTTTGCGCTGGACACCCGTGGTGCCGCCGTGTTCCATCCGTGCTTCCCGTCCTTGTGGCTGGGTGCAACTCCCTCGCCCCCCGTCATCCCGGTCGGTGTCGGCCACATTTGCGCCACTTGTTGAAGACCCTTTTGAACCACCCGTCCTGTCTTCTTGTCGTAGAATCTTTGATTGTAATGAGTTGGGACGTTTCCGTCCTTGTCCACTACTTTGATGTTCTTCCACCCCGGTTCTTGTGCGCTTGGAGTCGGCCACATCTGTCCCCAGCTTCCCTTGTGCTTGAGCATGGAGGGCGCCATCTGGTTCGCTTTCGCTGTCGG